TCCGCCAGCCGCGCCTTGGCCCGCTCGATCTTGTTGCCGGCAATCCGAACGTCCTCCCGGGCCTTCTTGGTTTCCTTCACCTGCAGCGCGCGCTCCGCGTCGGCCAAGCGCTTTCGATTGGCGAACAGCTCCTGCTCCAGGATGGTGGCCTCGGACCTGTTCCATTGCTCGACCTCGGCCCACACCGCCAGCTCCGCCGGGCTCGCGCCGGCCCGGAAGGCGTCATCCATGGCCTTCGGCGTCTTGGGCCGCTTCTTGCCCGGGTCGTGCGCGTAGAACGCGGCGAACTCCTGCAGCGACAGGGTGGCGCCGGTCATCCTGACCAGCTTCTGATAGGCGGCGGTGATCTGGGCGGAATAGCACATGGCTGCCATCTCGCCCGAGCCAGCGTTGCGGCGGCGTGACGGCCCGCGATTACCCGAACCCCAGCGGCACCTCGGTCAGGTCCACGATGAAGATCGTGGCGTTCTGAGGGCCCATAGTCACGCCGCCGACCGGGAAGGTGTTGGTGATGAGGGTCTGCGAGAACGTCTCATGCTTCGACATGAAGATTCTATTGTCGCTCGTCATGTGGAAAGCATCGGCGTAGGCAGTACACCGGTCCTGGGATATTGATGCGTAATAGAACCTGGGAGATGGGATGGCGATGCCAATCTTGGTGCCAGGGAAGAACTGGCCGACCTCAACGAACGGCGTATTGACCGGCGGTGGCGGGAGCGGCACAACCTGCAGCACGCGCACCCCCTTCCGCCTCGAGTCATAGAAGACTGACCCGTCCTCCCCGCGCATGCGCAGCCCCACCAGCCCAGAAGCGGCCCGCTCGGTAGCGTCGAACGTGTAGTACTCCAACGTCTTGTTCGGAGCATTATTCGCTGCAAACACGTAACAGCTCAAACCCGACTGGACAATGGAAAATCCAGTGATGAACGCGACGCTGTCGTTGATGTACCTCACCACGTGCAGGTTGGTTGTTCCGGCAGTGCTCGCCAGCAGCCCATAGGGAGACGAAGACGCGAACGGGGGCGATCCAGCGGTGGACCTGCCCTGAAAGGAGCCAGTGTCGAGGGTTCCCGACTTAGCCAACTGCAGGTTTCGATAGACAGCACCGATCTGGATCTGCCCGGTCCCTTGGTTCCGCACGCGAAGTCTGACGGCCATCAGCTGTAGATCCCGTAGTGAAGGGTGATGCCGCCCACGGTGTTGGTGATCGACTGGCTCAAGAACATCTCCATCCTGACGTGGTAGTTCACCACGTCAGGATCCCAACTCCAGTTGATGCTGTTGCCCGAGATGGTCACCGAAGGCACCAGCATCCCGTACACCGACCGCTGCCCTTCGCAGGTGAAGTAGTAGAAGGGCTCGCCGCCGGAGAAATCGTTGGCGACGAGCCCGCCATTCGCCTCGGGCGGGGCAACCCATTTGTTGTTGGAGTTGACCGGGTTGTAGAGCGGGAATCTGTACGACCCGATGATCTTGGTCAGGCGTGTGGTGACCGTGGTCTCCACATACCCGCTCTCGCTCCTCACCCGTAGCCCCACGTCAGCCATTACAGCAGCACTCCAAGTTCGACGGCCGGGTTGCCGTTCGGGTAGTAGATGTAGACGCCCTGGTTGGTGATGTTTAGGCGATACCCGCCGGCCACCGTGCCGTTGAACTGGAACCCGCCGCCAGCCGTCTTGTCGATCCTCCAGCCCGTCTGGCCTGCGACGTAGTCATCGGACTGGATCACCCCGCTGATCTTCGCGTTTGTGATCGCCGCGTCGGCAATCTTGGCGCTGGTGATCCACGCGGTGCCGATCAGTGCCTGGCTGATGAAGGTCTGGCCGCCCTGGATCACGAACGGAGACGTGACATTCCCGTTCACAAGGTTGATCACCCCGAAACGACCAACGTCGAAGAGAACCTGGCTCTGGTAGCTACCGTCCGGCTGCTGCTCGACACCCAGCCCCATACCGGCGGCGTAGATGCGCCCATCAGCAGTGACCTGCGCCCGAAGTGTGTAGGTGGCACTAATCCGCCCGTCCACATCAACAATGGCTTGGGAGGTCGCCTGCACCATCGACCGGGTTTCGCCTACCGCCGCCTCGGTGGTATCCACGCGCCGGCCCAGCGCATAGTCGCCACTGGCAATGACCGTCAGCGTGGTGACCGTGCCTGCAAACGAGTCCTCATCACCCGCGTTCCAGTCCTCATCACCCGCATGCTCGGCGCTGTACTGCGCGACCAGGCCGTCGACCCGGTTGCCCACCGCGGTGACCTTACCGTCGATCTCCGTAACGTCCAGCTCCAGCTGGTCGATTCGCCCGGCCAACGCACCGGCCTCGGCCACGGCATCGCCTACGCTCTTCCACTTCGTACCCGGCGGTTCCTCATTGCCGGGTTCGGCGTCGGTCCACAACCAGATCTTGCCGTTGTGCACCACCGTCTGGCCCGGCTCATACGTGGCATCGGCGACCCAGATCAACGGGACGATGCTGCTGATGCTCTCGATCTCCGACAGCAGCTCCTGCCCCAGCGCGCTCTTGTTGATGAGGCCGGAGAAATACGCGTCGTACTCGGCCACGTCGGTGCTCGACTCGCCCACCACGCCTGCACCGGCCGGATACCACGGCCCGATGTTGCCGCTGCGATCCACCAGCCGGCCCCAGAAGTAGAACTTCGCGCCAGCGGCCAGGCCATCGAGGCGGTGGCGGTTCTGGGGATAGGCGAAATCGCCCAGCTTCGTTGCGTTCTCCAGATTCGGGCCCGCGCTGCGCCAGATCTCGGTGCGTTCGGTGTCGGTTGCCCCGGGCGGGAACGCCCAGGCCAACTGGATACCGAACACCACCGACGCGGCAGTTAGCGAGGTAAGCGCCGGCGGCGGCTCCGTCTTGCCCTGGATGTCCGTCAGCGCGCTGAGGGTCGGCTGCGAAACTGCGTTGAGTGCGTTCACCGCGCGCACCCGGGCCAGGTACTTACCGGCGTAGATGCCCCGCACCTCGCAGCTGGTGGTCCCTACCCTGTTCACCCGCACCCAATTCAGGTCATCCCGCCGCCACTCCACGTCGTAGGCGATGGCCTTGTCGGCCGCATCCCATTCGATGGTCAGCACCGGCGTAGCAATGCCCTGATCGATGACCACGTGCGAGGACATGCGCACGTTGGCCGGCGGCGGCTGCACGCTGGGCGGCACGATGCTGACCGGCGGCGGCTCCAGCCGCGTGCCGTCATCGATCGCGCCGAACTTGTCCGGGCGATGGGTCAGACCCGTGATGCGGTAGGTCAGCCCGTCTTCCTCGGTGATGCTGATCACCCGGAACTGCTCCATCACCAAGTCGGTCGACTCCGTCGCCCAGATCGAATGTGCCACCGGCACCTCGCTCCAAGGCGCTGAGACCGTCACCACGCGCGTCTCCGGGTTGACTCCGTTGATGGTACGGGCCTGGGTCTTGCCGCTCGGCAGCGTCGCACGCAGGACGTCCCCGACCTGCATGGACGGCGGCACCACGTCCAGGGTCAGGCTGCTCGCCGTGGCCGCACTGATACGGCCGGAATTGCGCCGGCCAGCGCGCTTGGCGTTGGCCACCTGGATCACATCCCCCGGCATACAGTTCAGGGCATCGAGGCCCACGGCAAAGCTGACGGTCTCCGTCTCCAGATTCTCGCTATAGAGGATGTGCAGCCCGACGCGCTGTGCCTGCGACTTGGAGTGGCAGCCGAAGGCCGTCACCTCGATCTGATTCACTCCGTAGCGCGCGATGCCCTCCTGCAGCTGGACCGGCTCGACCTTCTGCCGGCCGAAGTCATCGGGATCAGACCAAGACACCAATGCCACCGTGTGCCGCACCTTGCCGCCGCTACCGGTGTAGGTGAACTTCCCATCGACCACGTTGGCCTGGCTGTAGGTGTAGACCGGGTCCTTCGGCATGTCCGCCGAGGCCATGATCTGCCCTGCCGCGTAGAAGCTGATGCCGCGGAACATGCTGGCCATGTCCTGCAGCACCTTGTGGGCCGACGCCCGGGTCTGCAGGTACAGGCTGCAGGTGAAGCGTGGCTCCATGCCGCCCATGCCGTCGCTGACCAGCTGATCGCAGTACTGCGCGATCTCGTACAGGCGCCACTTGTTGACCCAATCCAGCGGGATTCGGTCGCCCAGGCCGAAGCGATCGTTGGTGACCATATCGAAGAACACCCACGCCGGGTTGTTCGTCCAGGCCGACTTGAAGGTGCCATCCCACACCCCGGTGTAGGTGCGCGCGATCGGGTCATAGTTGCTGGGCACACGGATGATCCGGCCCCAGATGCGGTATGCGGTGGTCGGCTTGCCCTGGAACTGGCTGCCGTCAATCTGGATCGCGGCCAACGCGCAGTTCGGGTAGCGCAGCTTCACGTCGATGATCTCGGTCATCGAGATCACGTTCACGGTGTCGGCGACGGTGGAGCTGTTCGCGTTGGGCGTGAGGCGGCGGATCCGCGCCTGCCACTGATTGCCCGGCGGCAGGTCGATGCGGTGGCTGCGCTGGTACTCGGTGGTGGTCTTGCCGCGGAAGGCATTGCTCAACACCGTGCTGAAGGCACCACCGTCGGTGGACAGATCGATGGCGTACTCGACGGCATAGCCCTCGGTGTCTCCGTTCTCGGTGTTCCGCCGCTGCAGGGCCGGCACACCGAACCGGATGCGGACCGCGGACAGATCCTGCCCGAACGCCGCCCGCACCACCGGCGTGTCGCGCAGCTCGACGCCAACACCGATTTCGTTCTCGACGGACGGGAAGCCCGGGATGTATTCCTGGTCCTGGGTGCCCGAGCGCGTCTCGACCTTCACGCCATTGAAGTTGAAGCTTCCGTCGCTGTTCTGAATCGGCACCTCATTGAGGTAGATGGACTGGTTGCCGGCCACCAAGCCCCGGATCTCGCCCTCGCTGATCAGGTCCAAGACCTTGGCGTAGGAGATCGAGTGCAGGCTGTCCGGTGTTTCCACCGGCGTGCGAGCGTTGGTGCTGCTCTTGCCGCCTGCGCCGAGAATTCCGGTCCCCGCCAACGCCACTGCCACATGTGTGCTTGGGAGCAGAAGGCCACTCATTGCTGATCCTCCGCATAGATGCCGCCGCTGATCACCACGGATCCAACGACCATCCCCTTCGTGTCGTGGCCACCGTAGGCGACGGGCACGGGGTTGCTCTGGGCCTGCACGTTCACGGGCCCATTCATGCTGTAATTCGGCGCGTTCTCGGCGCTCTCCTTCGCTCCCAGCCCGCGCGGCTGGGGCGACAGCATCTGCACCACACCGCCGATGGCCAGGCTCCAGCCGGCCGCGCCCACGGCGCCCCAGAACTTGGTCGCTGCGGCGCCGGCGCCTGGACCGCCGTAGATGTAGGCCACCACGATCAGGGCCACACCGACGATGGTCTGCAGCGCGCCGCCACGCTTGGAGCCGACCAGCACCGGTGCAATGCGGATATCGTCGGCACCCGGCGGATCGTGCAGCTGCGCCTTGCTCAGGTTCTCGCGCCCGATGAACACGGCGAACTCGATGCCCTGGTCCTTGCAGCCGGTCAGGAACTGCCTGAAGCCGGGCAGCAGGACGCCCAGCGCGAAAATGGCCTCGGCCGGGCTGTTCACCGCCAACTGGAACTTGCGGCCGAAGCGGGCGCCGAGGCGGCCGTACAGCCGGACAGTGCGCAGGCGCTCAGTCATGGCCAGTCTCCT